CGGAAATGGCAAAGAGAGAATCGAAGGTTAAAGAGGGTGATGTGTTCGGGCGGCTTACGGTTATTGCACCAAGGGCCGCAGTCATACAGAAGGCATATCACCATCTTTGCTGGTGTGAATGCGGCAAAGAAAAACTGATCATGACCAGCAATCTGACTCTTGGAAAATCAAAGAGCTGCGGCTGCTTGGCGCGGGAGGTAACCGGGAGGCGCGCAGCTACGCATGGCATGTCAAAGACGACTGAATACCAGACATGGAACCGCATGTGGAGTCGTTGCACTAATCCTGTTGTAGACCGTTACCCGCAATATGGTGGGCGCGGAATTTCGGTCTGCGACGAATGGCGAGTATTTGAGAATTTCTATCGGGACCTTGGGCCAAAGCCAAGCGTAAAGCATTCATTGGGACGAATCGACAATAACGGCAATTATTGCCCAAGTAACTGCCGGTGGGAGACCCCTGAGGAGCAGCATTCAAATACGTCAACAAATGTATTCATTGAATATGACGGATTGCGGCTGACGATAGCTCAATGGGGTCGACGCTTAGGGATTTCAGAATACACAATTGGCCAGAGAATTCGACTTGGAATAAAGCTGCCAGACCTTCTTAGACCTGATCGGCTCGGTGACCGCGCCATTACGGTGGATGGAGTAACGATGCTCACAACCGAATGGATGCGGCACGCAAAAATTCCAATCTCGTCCTTCTATTTATGCCAGCGAAAAGGGTTGAGCAAAGAGGACACGGTACGAAAGTATCTTTCCAAGAAGGCACTCAAGGAGACCGCATGAGCTTACACCTAAAACGACGCTGGGATATCTACCTGAATGGCAGTGACGGAGCCAAGGAATTAACGCTGAATATGCTGACGATGTGGCAGCACCTGATGCCTGCATGCGGTTTGTTTGGTGAGGCACTGGTCGAATTCATTGGCGCGGTGGCGCGCGTTCTGCTGGTGATAATTCTGCCGCTTCTGTTCTGGATCGCACCAGTGATTTCGATTTTCACGGCCCACCGCTTGGCGACAGATGAGGAAATCCGCGAGCGCCTGCGCAACGATATCCACAAGAATGGGCGTGGCGCATGAGAAAAGCCGACAACCATCGTGGCTGGGACGTCCAGCGCCTGACCGCCACCGGCTGGCAGCCGATCAACACCGCGCCCTTCGTTGACCGCGCCATGGCCGACGAGTACCGCAAATGCTGCGACCCGGCTGACGGCGAATTTCGCGTGTACGAAGCCCTGCACACGCGCCGCGTGCGGCCCGACCAGCGCCAGGTCTTATTCGACGAACTCAAGGAGATTGCATGAGCAAGCGCGCGCACCTGCACCCGATCTGCAAGATTGGCACCTGTGGCAAGAAAACGCTGGCGCGCGGCATGTGCCAGGGTCACTACCAGGACTGGCGCCGCAACTACAACGCGCCGCTGGCCAAGAGCAGCGCCGACACCAAGGCACTGATTCTGGCGGCCATGCCGGGCACCCGGCGCCAGCTGGAGGTGGTCACCGGCTTTATCGGCGTCACCATCCTCAAGTACTTGCCGCGCCTGCGCGCAGAACGCTTGGTGTACGTGGCCGGCCATGAGCCGCCGGTCAACGGGCTGGGGCGTTGGCAGCCGGTGTACGCGCTGGGCGACAAGCCCGACCGGGTGCTGAGCGCCACCCGCCGCAACCGGCAGGCCGAGGACCGCCGCGTGGCCAAGAAGGTCGACGGCGGCCCGGTGGTGGTGCATGTGCCGCCGTCCAAGTGGCGCAAGCCAAAGATTGCGCCGCAGAACCTGTTTTCGGCACTGGGACTGTAAAGGAGCACACATGACGCATTTATACCCTGTCCCCGGCTTCGTGCCGCCCGCCACCGAGCAAACCATCCGCAACAAGGTGCTGGCCTACATCGAGGCCCGGCCCAACCAGCGCGCCACCGAGATTGCCGCCGTGCTGGACATTCCGCTGCCGCTGGTGCGGATGACGGTGGCGCGCCTGAACGCCGACGGGCTGGTGATCGGCCGCAAGGAACCGGGCGTGCGCGGCAGCATGTGGACGCTCGGCATGGACGACTCGCTGCGCGACGGGGGCGGCCTGCCGAAGCGCATCATCGTGCAGAGCTGGGAGCAGCCGCAGATTCCGGCGCAGACATGGCTGGCGGCGCTCGGCTTGTAGCGCTATCACACCAGAAAAGCATAGGCCACCTTCGGGTGGCTTTTTTGTTGCCTGTGCGTGGCGTATTGACATAGATCAAGCTATAAATGAGTATTGATTTAGACCAATCTTGTATTTGTCGAAAATCAATTTACAGCGGACAATTGATTTGTCGGGCTAGTAATCCGACACCTACAAACGGAATGCGCAATGACCAACTATCCAAAGCATTTTCTGAAGCGACATGGGCCATGCCTGTGCTTCCGTTCGGGCGTGAATCCTGCCGGTCTTACTAACCGGCCTCTTCAGAAAGTGCTTTGCCGGTGAACTACTACCCTTTCCATATCGGTGATTTCCGCTCTGGGACGTTCAACATGACGGCCCAGGAGCGCTGGATATACCGCGACATGCTCGACGTGTATTACGACACCGAAGGGCCGTTTCCCGATAACCTCGACAAGATTTGTGCGATGGTCGGCGCGCGTCGGGATGGTGACCGCGAGATAGTCGCCTCGATTCTGTTGCTCAAGTTCACGCTGGCCGAAGATGGCTATCGCAACGAGCGCTGCGACGTCGAGATTGCCGACTACCGCAAGAAGGCCGTGATCGCCAAAGTCAACGGCGGCAAAGGCGGCAGGCCAGTTAAAAATAACCCAGAAAAACCCAGCGGGTTATCCGTGGGTTCCTATCCGGTTGCCAGCGGGAACCCGATAGGAACCGGATCACAAGCTAACCAAGAACCAATAACCAATAACCATAAACCAGTAACCAAAGAAAAACCGAGCGCACCGCCTTGCGGCGATGCTGTGTTGTTCCCCGGAGTGGATGCTCAGGTGGTTGCCGACTTCAAGGCACTGCGCAAGCAGAAGCGGGCAGCTGTTACCAAAACCGCGATGGACAAGATTGCCGCCGAAGCGGTCAAGGCCGGCTTGACGCTGGAAGCCGCCTTGCAGTTGTGCTGCTCGCGTGGCTGGCAGGGATTTGAGGCTGCATGGGTGGCCAGCCAAGCGGCTGGACGGCGCGCGGATCAGCCTGCCAAGCCATCGCGCCACAGCGGATTCGATCAACTGGATTATCAGGAAGGGGTAAGCGATGACGGACGGTTTTAAACCCGCGTGCGGCTTGATTGAGCAACTGGAAAAGCCCGCCCATTGCGAGCAGCACGGCGATTACGTCAGCATGGGCATCAAGATGATGCGCAACACGCACTGGCGCGGCTGTCCGGCATGCGAGGCCGCAGCGTCGGCAAAACGGGCCGAGGAAGAGGCGGCGCAGGTGGCGCGGCGCGAGCAGGAACGCATGGAAGCGCGCATCAATCGTGCCGGCATCCCGTTCCGCTACCGCAGCAAGGATTTCGCCAGCTTCGTGGCCGATACCGACGCCAAGGAAAGGGCGTTGGCGATTGCCATGGAGTTCGCACAGAACTACGACGAGCACATGCGCAAGGGAACGGTGATCGTGTTCTCCGGCCTGCCGGGCACCGGCAAGAGCCACCTTGCGATTGCGATTGCGCTGGCGGTGATGGCAAGCCGGACGGCGCTCTACACCTCCGCGATTGATGCGGTGCGGATGGTGCGCGACACCTGGCGCAAGGGCGCGGAGAAAACCGAAACCGAAGTGCTCGACATGCTGTCCTCACTCGGCCTTCTGATTCTCGATGAGGTTGGCGTGCAATACGGCACCGATGCCGAGCAGGTCACGCTGTTTGACATCATCGACAAACGTTACCGCGACATGATGCCCATGATCCTGCTGACCAACCAGAACAAGGCTGGCATGAAACAGTTCCTTGGCGACCGCAGCTTCGACCGGCTGCGCGAGGGCGGGCTGTGGGTGACGTTCGATTGGGATTCGCACCGTGGAAGCGCGAAATGAGTACCGCCCTGCTCCTGCTCGCCCTTGCCATCCTCAGCGCCGAACTGGTGCTCGACCCGGCCTTCGGGCTGGCGCTGTGCGCGCTGGGGCTGGGGCTGATGCTGTTTTTCACCTACCACCACAACAAGGGAGACACCCATGAATAAGCCCGAGACCGACCAAGAGCCGCACCAGCCCATCGCCACCGAGCAGGCCAAGATGAGCATCCACGCCCACCGCGCCAAGCTGCTGGAGGTCAGCCGCGACTTGCTGCTGGCGGGCAGCCTAGCACGGGAAGCGGCCGAGGAAGCGGCGCAACAATAACGACAACAGGGGAATACTTTGGAACGGATGATCTGTCAATTTTCATGTGGTGCAGCATCGGCGGTGGCGACGAAGCTGACGCTTGCAAAATATACGGCAACGCATGAAGTGTTGATCGTCAACGCATTTATTCAACAAGAGCATGACGACAACCGCCGCTTTCTTGCGGAATGCGAGCAATGGTTTGGCCGACCAATTACTGTGTTGCGTGATGAAAAATACAACGCCTCCACCGTGGAAGTGTTCCGACGTGAGCGGTTCATGAAGGGGCCGCGCGGGGCGCCCTGCACGAAAATCCTCAAGCGTCGGCTGCTCTCGCAATTGGAACGCCCAGGCGATGTGATCGTGTTCGGGTTTACCGCAGAGGAGGCGGACCGCGCCGACGATTTCCGCGAGCGCAACCCCGACCGCCCCATGATTGCGCCGCTCATCGACGCCGGGCTGGGCAAGGAAGACTGCAAGGCCATGGTGCTGCGGGCCGGAATTGAATTGCCGCTGATGTACCGCATGGGCTATGACAATGCCAACTGTATCGGCTGCGTCAAGGGCGGCATGGGGTATTGGCGGACGATCCGCGAGGACTTCCCCGAACAATTCGAGGAATTGGCGCGGGTCCAGGAAGAAATCGGCCCCGGCGCAAATCTGCATCTGGACCGCAAAACGAATGAGCGCTTTTCCTTGCGCGCGCTTCCAGCCGGCGAAGCGCGCCGAAACGAAAAGCTGCCCTCATGTTCATTCTTTTGCGAGATGGCCGAGCAGGAATATTCAGCATGAGCCGGGGCGCCACCTGCGGCGAGTGCCGCCACTACGCCTACCAGCAGGCCACCCACGGCCTCGCGCCCTGCCACGGCTTCGACGGCGAGCGCGGCCCGGTGGAGCCGTTCGTGCGCTGGGATGGCCCGTACTGCATCGCGTACGACCGCGCGCCGCTGGCCGAGCGGCAGGCGCGGGGGCGGTGGATGGCGCAACAAAAGACGCAACAAAGTGCAGAAAGTCGTTGACAGAGTTGTGCAATGAGCGGATAGTACGTTCATGGGCAGCGCACTGGGCGCGGCGAGAACTGGAGAAAAGATCATGGCAAAGGTAACCGCAAAACAAGAAATGCTGATCGTGGATTTCGTCAAAGTCGCCAAGTCGAACGGCGCCAGCCGCATCGATGCCGCCCTGCCGGCCAAGCACCCGCTAATGGTGTCGGGCAAAGGGTTCGACATGCATTGCATCCGTGTCGTTAAAGACGTACTCGCGATCTACAAGGACGAATTGGGCAACCGTGTCGCCTTGATGGCCGATACCAACACCGTCAAACAATTCACCTAACACCACCCCGCGCCCGCTTCGGCGGGCCACAGGAGCCACCATGTTTGATGCCAGCTGCAAACTGTTCATGAGCGGAGCCCACCGCTTCGGCGTGGTGCTGTCCGGCCCGAAGGTGGCGATCTTCGGCGGCGGCATCCACGAAACCCACCCGTACCCGGATACCCCGACCGGGCACCTGGCGGCCAGCATCCACTTTCGCTCGCTCAACCTGGGGCGCCTGCTGGCGATTGCCGACGAGACGATGAAGCAGAAAGGAATAGCAAACCCATGAGCAAAATCCAAGCCGCCCGCGACCTGATCCGGCAGGGCAGGAAGCCGGCCGACGCCGCGCGCCTGAGCGGGGCCGACAAGAGCACGATCAGCCGCGACCCCGAGTGCCGGCGACTGGTCAACCTGGCAGCGGCCGAGCGCCACGAGCTGCACGCCGAGATTGCCAAACTGGAACAGAAGCGTGCAAAATTGGGCGTCCAGATCGACCAGCTCAAGGCCAAGGCCAAGGGAGGCGCATGAAGCGCGACGAATGCTGCAATGGCTCAGGAGATTGCCCGCGCCAAGGACGCGATTGCCCAGTTGACCAGTATTCCGGCACGGCATGGGCCTGGCTGATCCCGTTGTGGCTGATCATCATCGCGGTTGCCATCATCGGCACGGTGACCGCATGACGCACGAATGCCCGCGCTGCGGCGGCTCCGGCCACCGGCCAGAAACCTGTCGCTGGCCGCTCATCCCGGCACCGAAAGATGTTGATCAGAAACAGAAATAAGGGCAGAATTAACGCAGCCGCCTGACTGGCGTAACCAGTCACCATACGCATGGCGATTGATGGCGTTCAGTTCGGGTGTAGTCCGTTCTGTAAGGCTTCTACACCAGTCGCCAGTCGTGTGGTGAATGCGCAGGCTGATGCGCTAATGAATGAGCCGCCGACGACGAGGAAGCGGCAAGCCGGGATCAGCGCCGGCCACCACGTTGAACACTCGCCGCAGCCGGTGACACGGAAATGCCCGGCAGGCGCATAGGTCATGGAAGCGGCTCCCTTACCCGGTATCTCCGGGGTATCAGCCGCGCCGGATGCGCCATGCAGTACCCTCCGCCAGCCTCATCCGCTGGCGTTTTTCTTTCCACCGTGATACATTTTGCGCAAGATCAATCACGGGGAATCCGATGGCCGCTGGCACCTTCACCATGTTCGACAAGGCGTTGCTGAATGTCGTCAACGCCACCCACCTCTTGGACCCGGCCAACACCTTCAAGTGGACCTTGCACACCAGCGCCTACACGCCGGGCGTGGCGACCCACGAAGTGTACGCCGACCTGACCAACGAACTGGCCACCGCCAACGGCTACACGGCCGGCGGCGCCACCCTGGCCAACGATGCGGTGACGCTGGCGGCCGGCACGGTCAAGTTCACTGGCGACCCGACCTCGTGGACCGCATCGGGTGGCTCGATTCCGGCCTGGCGCACCGCCGTGCTGCGCGTGTCCGGCACCCTGAACGGCAAGGTCGACCCGCTGGTCGGCTACTTCCTCGGCGACAGCACCCCGGCCGACGTGCCCGCCACCACCACCGGCAACACGCTGACCATCACGCCGAACGCCAGCGGGATCGTGGCCGCCACCCATACCCCATAAGGACCGCCGATGGCCTACGCCGACATTTACAACGCCGCCAACGATCCGCTGTTCCAGGGCCGCTGCCAGGTCGCCCTGTGGACCGCCGCGCAGGACATCATGGCCGAGTCGCCGCTGACCGACCACCACCAGCAGCGCGCCGACTGGGCCAACGTGGTGTTGCAGGACAAGGCCACGGTGACGCCGCGCCAGGTCGCGATGCAGGTGCTGCGCAATCCGACGATTGCGGTCAACCCCGGCGCAGCCACCGACGCCGAAATCCAGTATCAGGTCAACTCGGTGATCCCGAACCTGATCGCGCTGGGGTAAGCCATGGCCGCCACCTTCAAGACCCAATACCCGGCCACCAGCAGCGTTGCGCTGACCCTCGGCGTAGCGTCGCTGGCGTCCGACACCAACCTGCTGGCCGGACGTGAATCGAATGCGGTCGACAACACGACCAACCTCGACCTCGACCATCTGGTGTCCGGGGTGATCACGACCGGCACCACGCCGACCGTGAACACCACCATCGAGGTGTGGGCCTATGCCAGCTACAAGACCGCGGCCGGCACGCCGACCTACCCCGACGTGTTCGACGGCACCGACTCGAACGAGACCGTGACGAATGCCGGCATCAAGGCGTCGGCGCTGCGCTTGGTGGCGTCCATCGTGGTCAGCGCCACCTCGAACGTGGCCTACCCGTTCGCCCCGGTCAGCATTGCCAGCCTGTTCGGTGCGATGCCGAAATTCTGGGGGCTGTTCGTGGTGCACAACACCGGGGCCGCGCTGAATTCGACCGCCGGCAACCACGATTTCCAGTACGAGCGCATCCAGGCGCAGACGGTCTAAATGCCCCTGCCGTTCGTCACCCGCCGCACCCGGCAGCCGCAGCAGGCGGTGCGGCTCGACTGGTCGCACCCGCTGGCCAGGAGCCTGGCGTTGGCATGGGTGGCGTCGGCGGGCGACATCGACCTCGTCACCGGCAAATCCGGCAGCACCGAAGGCACGCGCCCTGCCAATCAAGCGTTCGCGGGCCGGATCGGGCGCAAGTTTGCCGGCAACGGTGATATCAGCTTCGGCACCCGGCCCGACCTCAGCTTTAACGGACTGAGCAACCAAACCCTGTTCGCGGAAGTGTTCATTCCCGACACCAGCAGCGTGTCGAACTTCGTGTGCGGCCGGGTCCAGTCGAACTGGGACTATTCGCTGTCGATCAGCAGCGCCAACCAGCAGTTCGCGTTTGGTACTGGCGGCTTGGCGGGCGGCAATGCGGTGTTGGTGCCGGCGGCTTCCGTGGGCGGCGGCTTGGACCCGTACCGGGGTCGCCCGGTGCCCCTGTGCGGCACCTATGACAAGGTCACTGCCAAGCTGTACGTCGACGGCATCCTGAAGAACAGCGCCGCGCTGACGGGATCGTTCCCGAACGACACTGACCAGTTCGCCATCGGCTCGCGCGGCGGCGGCAACCAGGCGGGCCAGCAGCTCTCGGGGGCCTACGTCAGCATCGTGCTGATCTTCAAGCGCACCTTGAGCGATGCCGAGGTGGCGAGCCTGAGCGCCAACCCGTGGCAGCTGTTCGCCAGCGCCCCGCGCCTGCTGGTGGCAGAAGCGGCCAGCGGCACCATCACCAGCCTGACCCCGAACGCCGGGGCATTGGCCGTGACCGGCTACGCGCCGACCCTGACCCAGAGCACCACCCAGACAGTGACGTCGGGCGCGGGAGGCATGGCCTTCGCCGGCTTTGCCCCGGGCGTGGCCCGCACTGCCAACCAAGGCGTGACGCCAAGCGCGGGCGCGTTCACGCTGACCGGCTTCGCGCCCACGGTGGCGCGCACCGGGAACCAGTCGGTAACACCATCGGCCGGGTCGCTTGCGTTCACCGGCTTTGCGCCGACCCTGAACCAGACCGGATCGAGCAGCAAGGTGCCGGGACCGGGCGCACTGACCTTGACCGGGTTCGCGCCCACCGTCACCCGCAGCGCCCACCAGAGCGTGCAGCCGAGTGCGAGCACGCTCACCCTGACCGGCTATGCACCCACCATCCGCCAAGGCCTGCTGGCCCCGCCACCGGTGGTGATCGGCTACACGATCATGCGCGCGGCCAGCGTCCATGGCCAAGTAACGGCGCTGCTCGCCAGCATTGCCCGAAACGCCGGGACGCTGCATAGCACCAGCGCGGCCACCACCCTGCTGCGCCAGTCGGCCATCAACAATAGCAGCGTCCTGCGCGACGACGCGCTCAACCAGACAGTGGAGTTCATATGAACGTTGGCGAATACGGGATTCAGTACAACCTGAACGTGAACTACAACATCAGCGCCTTCACCGCCCTGCGGCTGGAGATCACCCGCCCGGATGCGACCGTGATCACGCGCACGCAAGCGAACGTGACGGTGCCGGCGGTGCCGCTGGTGACCAGCGAGGGCACGTTCGCCGCCAACCAGTACGCGCGCTACTACTTCCAAGATGGCGACCTGACCCTGCCAGGCAGCTACAGCGCGCGCCTGACGTTCACCAATACCGGGGCAGTGCCGCCGCTGAACCTGATTTCGGACGTAACCACCTTCACCGTCAACGCCTGACCACGGCTACTAGATGTAGTAGGTAGGAAGGCGAAAGTGCCGGAAAACGCGGGTTTTTACCCGAATACACAGGGTGCGCCACTAGATATAGTATTAGCGCATAGATAAAGATGAGCATTTCACCGCAACAGGAAAGGTTTGCCCAAGCCGTCGCGTCTGGCATGAACCAGTCGGACGCCTACCGCGCTGCCTACCGGGTCAAGCCAGACACCAAGCCGCTGTCGGTCAACCAGTCGGCGTCGAAACTCATGGCAGACCCCAACGTGGCCTCTAGGGTGGCAGAATTGCGCAAGCCTGCCGTGGAAGCGGCGCAAATCACCCTCGCCAGCCATTTAGAACGGCTCAGGAGCCTGTCGGAAGCGGCGGAGGCATCCGGACAGATGAGCGCTGCCATCTCTGCTGAGGTGGCGCGTGGCAAGGCATCCGGCCTGTACGTCGAGCGTACTGAATTATCCGGCCCGAATGGCGGCCCGGTCGACATGAACTGGAACATCAACTTCATCAAGCCGCGCGATGCAGGTTGATTTCCCCGACAAGCTCCAGTTCCTGCTGACCAAGAAGGCCCGCTACAAGGGTGCCAAGGGCGGGCGGGGCAGCGCCAAGTCGTGGAGCTTTGCCCGCGCGCTGCTGATCCTGGCCTCCGCGTCCAAGCTGCGCATCCTGTGCACCCGCGAGGTGCAGAAGTCGATCAAGCAATCGGTGCACAAGTTGCTGAAGGACCAGATCGAGGCGCTGGGGCTGGGAACGTTCTACCAGGTGCTGGAAAACGAGATTCGCGGGCGCAACGGCTCGGAGTTCTCGTTCTCCGGCCTGTCGGACCAGACGGTCGACTCGATCAAGTCGTTCGAGGGCTGCGACATCGTGTGGGTCGAGGAGGCGCAGAGCGTCAGCAAGCGTTCATGGAAAACCCTGATCCCGACCATCCGCAAGGAAGGCTCGGAAATCTGGTTGTCGTTCAACCCGGAGCTGGAGACCGACGAGACCTACGACCGCTTCATCATCAACACCCCCGACGACGCGATCATCGTCGACATGAACTACACCGACAACCCATGGTTTCCCGAGGTGCTGGAAAAGGAGCGCCAGCACGCCAAGCTGACCCTGCCCACCGCCGAGTACCAGAACATCTGGGAGGGCAAGTGCATGCCGGCCGTGGCCGGGGCGATCTACTACGCCGAGGTCGCCAAGGCCGAACAGGAGCGGCGCCTGTGCAATGTGCCGTACGACCCGCTGCTCAAGGTCCATGTGGTGTTCGACCTGGGCTGGAACGACGCGATGGCGATCAGCCTGGTGCAAAAGCACGGCAGCGAGCTGCGCCTGATCGAGTACATCGAGGACAGCCACAAGACGCTGGATTACTACAGCAACCTGCTGAAAGAGCGCAAATACAACTGGGGCACGCTGTACCTGCCGCACGACGGCCGCCACAAGAACTTTCAGACCGGCAAGAGCGCCGAGGACGTGATGAAGGCGCTCGGCTGGACCGTCAAGATCACCAAGAACATGAGCGTCGAGGACGGCATCCGGCTGGCGCGCATGACCTTTGGCCGCCTGTACATCGACAAGACCAGGTGCGCGCGCCTGATCCAGTGCGCCAAGCGCTACCGGCGCAGCGTCAACCAGCAGACCCAGGAGCCGGGCGCACCGTTCCACGACGAATGGAGCCACGGTGCCGACAACCTGCGCTACGTGGCGGTCAATGCCGAGGATATGAGCAACGAGGATTGGGGCAGGTTGCCGCCCTTGCCGCAAGCGCAGCCGGACGACAGCGGCCTGTATTTCTGATGTTGCCAAAATAATCTATTTCTTTTGTGAATTAATGCTAGAATCCAACGTAAATTTGACCCACATCCACATGTTAGGGCGCGATTCGTGAGCGACACTCTTCCCCAGGCATCCGCGCTCGACCAGCTGCTCGAAACCCGGCTGCTGGCATGGGAGCAGGCGCATGAGCCGCAAAAGCTCAAGCTGCTCGACTGCTACGGCGACAAGCTGCGCATCCCGCGCGACAATGACACCAAGGGCACCGGCGCGGCCCGTGCCAAGACCGCTGTCGGCATCTTCGTCGGTTCGACCCGCAACAAGGTGCGCGCCGCCCGCGCCAAGATCAACGATGCGCTGTTTGGCAACGGCAAGTTCCCGTTCGATACCAACCCGGTCAACGAGGAACTGCGCGCTTTCTCCGACACGGTCGAGGAAATCCTGACCGCCCAGCTGGAGCGGATGAACGCCAAGGCGCTGCTGAAAAGCGGGGTCGACACGCTGGCCACCTACGGCACCGGCTTCATGTTCGGCCCGTTCGTGCGCAAGGAGTGCCTGGTCGAGACCAGCGCCGACAATGCGCTCGGCTACACCGCGATCAAGGAACAGAAGTTCGAGTACGACCACCCGTACTTCATGCTGGCCAACACGGCCGACGTCAGCCCGGACCCGGAGGCGCGCAGCCTGCCCGACGGGCTGGGCCTGTTCTGGACCACCATGGAAAGCCGCCACACGGTCGAGGCGTGGAAGGCCGACAAATCGTACAAGAACATCGACCAGGCGCTGCTGAGCGGCGGCGAGACGGGCACCGACACCGGCTCCGACCGCCAAGGGCAATTGCGCGCCAACGTCCAGTACTGGCACAAGGGCGACCGCATCCGGGTCGCACGCTTCTTCGGCAAGGTGCCCAAGCGCACGCTGAGCGAGGCCGCGCCGATTGTGGGCGAGGTCGATTCGGGCGAGATGGTCGACGCGATCATCATCATGGCCGGCGGCGTGGTGGTCAAAGCCAATGCCGCCCCGTATGGCGGCAAGAGCGCGGCGATGGCCTGCCAGTACGAGGACGAGCCGCACGAAATCTGGGGCGTCGGCGTGGCTGAGAACAACGCGCCGCACCAGAAGGTGGTGAACGCCGCGTTCCGCCTGTTCATGGAAGGCAAGGGCATGGCCCTGTTGGGGACCAAGTCGGTCGACCGCTCTGCGTTCCTGCCGGGCGAGGACTTCAAGAAATACCCCGGCAAGGTGTACCAGATGAAGCCGAACCTGTCGCCGGAAGAGCGGCAGACCGCGATCATCGACCACAAGGAGCAGGACATTACCGGCGGCTGGCTCGACGCGATCAAGGTCAGCGAGCAGTTTTCCGACGACGACACCGGCATCACCAAGTACACGCAGGGCGACGACAGCAGCAACCTGAACAAGACCGCGACCGGGATCAGCATGATCATGTCGGCCTCGTCGCTGCCGCTGAAGGAAGTGATCCAGAACATCGACGAGAACTGGATCGAGCCGATGATCGAGCGCCTGATCGACTGGAACCTCAAGTACCTGGAGGTGGACACCGTCGAAAAGCTGCACGGCAAGAAAACGGCGGAGCTGTGGGGCCGCATCAAGCAGTTCGGCAAGTCGTCGTTCATGGAATGGCAGGCCACCGGCACCTCGTCGTTCATGCAGAAGGAAGTCTTGACCTCCAAGCTGCGCGCGTTTGCCGAGTTCGCGATGAGCAACCCGGCCACCGCGCCGCTGGTCGATGCGCGCGAGCTGCTGGAGCAGACCTGGGACGTGATGGAGATCGGCAAGGAATCGCCGATCCTCAAGGAAGAGGGCAACGAACAGCTGCCGCCGCAAGTCCAGCAGCAGATGCAGCAGACCGAGCAGCACGCGCAGGAAATGGAAAAGGCGCTGCACGACCTGGGACAGCAATTCAACGAACTGCACGCCAAGGCCGAAGAGAACGCCGAGAACCGCCGCATCGAGGCCTACAAGGCCCATACCGAGCGCCTGAAGGTGATTGCGCAGTACATGACGCCCGAAATGATCGCCCAGGTGGCCAACGAAGTCGGCTTCGACATCGGCGCCGATGCCATCGCCCAGCAGCAGGAAACGAACGCCGCAGCGGAAACGGGGTCGGAAACGGCCGAGCCGCAGCCGGAGGCAATGGAGCCAGCCGCCCAGCCAGAACCAGCGCCGCCAGCGCCCGCACCTGAACCGATGGAGCCGCCAGCATGAGCGAGCGCCTGAATCAGCTCGACCTGGCACTGGCTGCGTGCCCGTCCTGGCCGCGCTTTGCCGCCGAGATCGGGCGCCGCATTGATGAACTGACGCTGAAACTGATTGGCGAGAACAACGAACAGACGCGCGGCGCGATCAAGGAACTGCGCCGCCTGATTGATTTACCGGCCACGCTGCAAGTCGAGCGCGACCATTTAGCCGCAGCACTCTCCGAGCCATCGGACGCTGCACAGTAACCATGGATTCCCGCCCTATCGGACGGCCCAGCAAGGAGATGTAAATGTCGGATTTATCACCGGAGGAATACCAGAAGCAGTACGACGCAGCAGCAGCAGCTTTAGACGCAGGGGCCGCGCCAGCGATTCCCCCGAAAGAACCGGAAGCGCCGAAAGAGCCAGAAGCTCCGGAAGCACAGAAGGAAGCAGCGCCAAAAGTCGAGGCGGCAGCACCGGAAGCCGATGAAGTCAAGGCGTTACGCGAGCGTCTGGAGCGCGCTGAAAAGCAAGTAGCAGACAACAAGGCTTGGGCAACCAAGCAAGCGCAACGGCTGGCGGAAATCGAGCGCGAGCGCCAAGCGGCGCAACGGGAAGCGGCCCGCCCCGCCATTCTGGACACGAATCCAGAGCTGGTGGAAGCGATCAAGTACGTGGCAGGCGACCCGGCACCGCAGCAGGCGGCAGCAGCGGCGCACCAGAACTGGATGCAGACCATCGAAGCGGCCCATCCGGGCATCTTCGCGGCCGATGCAGACCCGGAACTGGTGGAGGCGCTGGTGGCCAAGCGCGATGCGGCCGGCGATGCGTGGAGCGATCCACTGGTAGCCATCCGGGATATCACGGCAGAGAAATTGGCCCACGTCGAGCGCCAGGTTGGCAAGCGGTTCGCCATCGAAAGCGCGAAGCAGGCCGAAAAGAACGCGATGAGCGTCCCGGCACCGGGGGCCAGCGGCAAGCGTGACGCGCCGAACCCCGATGTCGAGGCGGTCAATCGCATCAAGAACATGTCTGATGCCGAGTTCGCCAAGGAAGTGCGACGGGCAAAGGGCCTTTAAACCGATAGGAGCAACATATGCCAACCACCACCATCACCCAAGTCGCACCAGGCGTGCAGGCGTTCTACGACCGCAACCTGCTGTCGCGCGCCCAACCGAATGACGTGCACGGCCGCTTCGGCCAGCAGCGCCCGATTTCGATGCGCAGCGGCAACCAGATCAAGTTCCGCCGCTACTCGCAACTGACTCCCGCCACCACCGCGCTGGTCGAGGGCGTGACCCCGTCCGGCTCGTCGCTGGCCGTCACCGACGTCACCAGCACGCTGGCGCAGTACGGCGACTACGTGACCCTGTCCGACCTGGTCTCGCTGACCAACCAGGACGCGGTGGTCACCGAAGCCACCGACGTGCTGGGCGACCAAGCCGGCACCACCATCGACCAGGTGCGCCGCGACGTGCTGGTGGCCGGCTCCAACGTGGCCTACGCCAACGGCGTGGCCAACCGCCTGGCGCTGATCGCCAAGATTGCCGGAGCCGATCTGGACAAGGCGATCCGCTTCCTCAAGAACCAGAACGCCAAGTTCATGAAGGAAGGCATCCCGCCGTCGGATGGCGTGGGCACCGGCGCGATCCGCAAGGCGTTCATCGGCATCGTGCACCCGGACGTCGAATACGACCTGGAGCAGATCACCGGCTTCAAGTCCGTGTCCGACTACCCGGCCCAGATGGGCGTGATGGAAGACGAGATCGGCGCCTACAAGAACATCCGCTTCGTCACCTCGACCAACGCGAAAATCTGGGCCAACGCCACCACCGCCACCACGGCCGGCCTGAAGGCCACCGGCGGCGGCACCAACGACGTGTACGCGACCCTGATCATCGCGGCCGAAGCCTACGGCCTGTCGCCACTGTCGGGCAACGCGATGAAGACCTACGTCAAGGCACTCGGCTCGGCTGGTTCGGCCGACCCGCTGGAGCAGCGCTCGACCGTGGGCTGGAAGGCCGACACCACCACCACCATCCTGAACCAGGCATGGATGATCCGTCTGGAGACGCTGGCGACCGCCTAACGACTGCTTGACGATGCCCGCTGCCCGGCGGGCATTCCCCCACCTTTGAGGAGCCACCATGGCACTGTCTACCAACACGCAAACGAACTCGAACGGCGTCAACTGCTTCGCAGTCGGCAAGATCGTCACCGACGCCAGCGCCGCTGCCGCCGCCACCATCACGCTCGGCTTCGTGCCGCGCTATGTCAAGTTCGTCAACCTGACCGACCGCATCGTCGATGAGTGGTTCGAGGGCATGGCCTCGGCCTCGTCGCTGCACACGGTGGCGGCTGGCACGATGACGCTGGAAACCACCAACGGCGTCGCTGTCAGCGGCGCCAGCTTCACGCTGACCGCCACCACGATGGTGGCCAGCAAGACGTTCTACTGGGAAGCCTGCGCGTAAGTTCAACCACGCCCGGCCGCCGCGCCGGGCATTCTTTGGAGACATCAGATGGCAGAAGCAGACAACGAAGTGGTATTGGCAAAGCCTGAAACGAAGGCAAAAAAGCCAGTGCTCAAGCAGTACAAGATCACCTTCCACGGCGAGGGCGGCGACATCGAGATCGGCCACAATTTCAAGCTGAACCTGTACAAGCGCAATGTCGAGACCACCATCGACGAGCATTTCCTCGCCGTGGTGCGCGACGCGGTGATCACCACCGTGGTCGAGGACGGCGACGGCAACAAGAAACAGGTGCGCCTCCCGCAATTCAACTACACCGTCGAGCCGATCTAAATGAGCACCGCCTGGACGCTGCCCACGACCGACATCCTGACCGACGCGCTGGAGCTGATCGGCCAGCTGGGCGCCGGGCAGACCGCGTCGGCGGAGGACTACGACGTCTGCAACCGGGCGCTGCAAAACATCCTCAAGGAACTGCCGCTGCACGGCTACACGTGGCCGAAGATCACCGCCCCGCGCGCCGCGCTGGCGTGGTCGGCGCTGCTGCCGGGCCAGGTATCGCTGCCGGCCGACTACTACGGCTCGCCGGTGGTCACGTTCGCGCAGGCGGCGGCGGATATCGCCCTGCAAATCATCAGCAAGGCCGCCTACGAGGCGATCCCGCAGCAGTCCGCGAGCGCGACCCACCCGACCCACCTGTACATCGCGCCCAACAACATCGGCTACCTGTGGCCGGTGCCGACGCTCGACCCGGGCCTGTCGATCACCTACCAGGCGATTGCCAGCGATGCCGAACTGGACATGACGCCGGACGTCGCGCAGACCTGGATTGGCGGGCTCGGCCTGTGGGTGGCGTATGAAGTCTGCCCAAAATTCGGGGTCGACTTGGCCACCCGCGCCGACATCGAGAAGCGCTTCCTGATGCGGCGCGCACTGATGCTCAAGAACGCGGCCGAAACCGCGCCGATCTGCTTCGGGGTGGCCGAGTAATGGCGCGCATTTCGCTGCTGTCGGCGTCGTACAGCGCGCGCAGCCTGATCGCGAGCGCCCAAAGGTCGGTGAACCTATACGTTGAGGCGAATCCGCCCGATGCGGCGGCCCCGACCACGTTCTACGGCACCCCCGGCCGTACCCTGTGGAGCACGATTCCCGGCACTGGCCCGGTGCGCTGCCTGTATGAAGCGTCGAACGGCGACCTGTTCGGCGTGCGCGGTGCCGAGCTGTATCGCTACAGCGGTGGCACATGGGTGCTGACCACCGCGCTGGCCTCCCTGACCGGCCCGGTGTACGCGGCCGACAACGGCATCGAGGTGGTGTTCACCGATGGCACGCTGACCGCGCCGACCGTCAACCTGTCCAGCCTCGCAACCGGGGTCATGAGCGGCACCGGCTGGTACGGGTCGGATTTCGTCGACTTCCTGAACGGGTTTTTCATCTTCAACCGGCCCGGCACCCAGCAGTTCTACATTACCGGCGCGCTGACCACCTCGCTCGACGCGCTCGACTTCGCCTCGGCCGAGTCGGTGCCCGACAACATGGTGCGCCACATCAAGGACCACAACGACCTGATCCTGTTCGGCGCGAAGTCGACAGAAGTGTTCTCGTTCGGCGGCGCGGCTGACTTCCCGCTGGAGCGGATTTCCGGTGCCACCATGGAAGTGGGCTGCGCCGCCAAGCATTCGCCGTGCCGGATGGACAACAGCGTGTTCTGGCTCGGCTCCGACGAGCGCGGCGACGCGATGGTGTGGAAGATGCAGGGCTACCAGCCGCAACGGATCAGCACCCACGCGCTGGAGACCGAACTGCGCGGCTATGCGCGGATCGACGATGCGCAGGGCTTCTCGTACCAGATGGACGGCCATTCGTGGTATCAGCTGACCTTCCCGGCCGCCGGCAAGACCTGGGTGTATGACGCCGCCACCGCCCAATGGCACGAACGCGCCTGGCGCGACAGTGCCAACAACCTGGGCCGGGTGCGCGACAACTGCCATGTGTTCCACCAGCGCCAGCACCTGGTGGGCGATTGGGAGAACGGCAACGTGTACGCGCTCGATCTGGATACCTACACCGACGCCGGCCAGCCGATCCCCCGCATCAAGGCGTTCCAGCACCTGAGCTCCGATGGCGCGCGCCAGTGCTTCGACAAGCTGACCTTGGACATGGAAGCCGGGATCAGCCCGACCGGCACCGATGCGCAAATCTACTTGCGCTGGTCCGACGACGGCGGCAAAACGTGGAGCAACATGCTGACCACCTCGCTCGGCACCACGGGGCGCTACAAGCACAAGCCGAACTTCAACCGGCTCGGCATGGGCCGCGACCGGGTGTTCGAGGTGTCGACCACGGCCAATGCCAAGATCGTGCTGCAAGGCGCGTTCCTGGACGCGCGGCGGGGCACCTCATGAGCGTGGTCAAGCTCGAGATTTCCGGACTGCTGGCGCTCGGCTTCGACCGGGTGCAGGCCGATGCGCTGCTGCACCTGCTGCGCCAGATCGGCGCCGAAACGGGGGGCATTACCCTGCCGGAACTGGCGGCCGACACCGCCATCGATGCCGATCCTGCCATGTCGCGCGCCGATCTGGCCGAGCTGCGCAAGGAGGTCGAAGCGCTCAAGACCGTATTCGACAGCCGCGCGCTGGAAGCGCAGAACACGCGGCGCATCGCGCAACTGGAACAACAAATCGCGGCACTGGCCTCGGGGGCACCACTGGCCGCCATGGACCAGCGCCTGCGGATGCTGGAAACGGCGCAGGCGTTCACTTCGGCCTCGTCGACCGGCAGCGTCGATTGGGAGCGCCCCGGCAAGCTGGGGGCGGGCACGCCGAACACCGCACAGGTCACCACCCTGGCCGCCTCCGGCCAGATCAGCTCGACCCTGGCGACCGGCACCGCGCCCCTGTCGGTGGCCAGTACCACCAAGGTGGCCAACCTGAACGCCGACCAGCTGGACGGCAAGGACTGGGCCGCGCCAGACCCGATTGGCAGCACCACCCCGAACAGCGGCGCCTTCACCAGCCTGACCGCCACCACCGGGCCGTTTACCCTGCCGTCGTCCGGCAATACCGCCTCGTTCAACACCAACGGCACCAACGCGGTGTCGGTGCAGTTCGGCGGCGACGAGGCCACCGGCTATTCGTGGCAGCGCAACATCCAGCAGAACGTCGGCGCGGTGCCGCACCGCATCTACTGCTTCAACACGCTGGTCGCCACCCATTCGACCACCGGCCTGCAAGTCGTGGCCGGGTTTGGCTGCAACGGCAAGACCCCGCAAGCCGCGTTGGCGCTGGGCGCGGCGGCGGTCGACCTGCCGACCGTGATCACGCTGGCCAACAACCTGCGCACCGCGCTGATCGCCAACGGCATCGGCGCATAACAAGGAACCTACTCAATGGCCATCACTACATTCATCTTCGACGGCGCGACCCTGACCGCCACGCTCGACCCGCAAGGCACGGCGGTCCCTGCCAACACGGTGCGCATCATCAAGAGCGCGACCCTGGTCAACACCACCGGGGCACCCGTGCTGTGCTCGGTGTCGTTCGTCGACGCCGCTGCCGCCGTGCATCCGAGGATCAGCGCGCGGGCGATTGCGGCCGGCGAGTCGTACAACTGCCCTGAACTGATCGGCAAGGGGCTGAACGCGGCCGGGCTGGTCAAGGCCTCCGGGCTGGGCGTGGCGTTCGACTACACCGCGACGGACATCGTCTGATGCAGCTCGTTACCGCCCCCGCCCTGACGCCGCAGCAAGTGGCGGCGTTCCGCGCCGAGCTGTCGGCCTTGCCGCAGGTCGAGCCAGTGACCGACCACTATTTCATCCCGCAGGCCGACGGCAGCTTCCTGTACTGCCGCCGGGTGGCGCGCGCCAAGGACATCGCCACCCTGGGGCGGGTCCACAAGCAGGAGCATTTCTACATCGTGGCGTCCGGCTCGATCGGCATCCGGGGCGAGCACCAGACCACCATTCACCATGCGGGCGACGTGATCGTGTCGAAACCGGGCACCCAGCGGCTGGTGGTGGCGCTGGAGGACGCGGTCACGATCACCATGCACCGGGTGGCGAGCATGGACCTGGAAGCGGTCGAGCGCGAACTGTGCGAGGACGACGCCGCATCGAATTATGGCCCCGGCAACCAGGTGAAACCGGGCGTGCTGACGTATGGCGCTATGAAGGGAATCGGATCATGACTTTTTGGGTAGCAGGAGCGGCCATCGGCGGCGCGGTGCTGAACGGCGCGATTTCGAACCACAACACCAACAAGGCCATCGACGCGCAGATGGATGCCACCCGCGAGGCCAACGCCTCGGCATTGCAGGCACAGCGCGAGGCGCAGGACTTCCAGCAGAAGCAGTTGGACCTGGCGCGGGCCGACAATGCGCCGTACCGCGCGGCGGGCTACACCGCGCTGAACAAGCTGGCCGGCGCCAAGGACTTCACCGGGGCCGACCTGGCCTCCGAGCCGGGCTACCAGTTCGGGCTCGACCAGGGCATGAAAGGGCTGACCAATGCGGCGGCGGCGCGCGGCGGGCTGCTGTCCGGGGCGGCCCTGAAAGCGTCGACCCGCTACGCGCAGGACTATGCCAGCACGAAGTACGGCGAGGCGTTCTCCCGCGACACGATCAACAAGAACCGGCTGGCGTCGCTGGCCGGGATCGGGCAGACCGCCGTCGGCCAGACCACGGCGGCCGGCAGCCAGGTCGGCGCGAATGTCGGCGCCGGCATCTTGGCGACCGGTGCCCAGATTGGCCAGAACGCGCTCGGGGCCGGGAATGCGCGGGCGTCCGGCTACCTCGCCAACGGCAACGCATTGACCGGGGCGCTGAACCAGGGCATCAGCGCGTGGAACCAGTACAACCGGCCGATTGCGACCGGCGGCAATGGCCTGACCTATGGCAACCAGTTCAGCGGCGGGAATGACGGCTGGACCCTGCCCAATGGCGAAAGCCTCAGCACCTGAAAGGACGAACCATGCCACTGGATACCAGTATTTACCAAAACCTGCTGCGCCCGCCCAAGACGGTGCAGGAGTACGACAACGAGGCCCAGACCGCGCAGACCAACGCGCTCGGCCTCCAGATGGCGCGCGCCAAGATGGCCGAGCAGCAGCGCGGCATCGACCAGGACAACGCCTTGGCCAAGGCGTACCAATCCGCAGTGGGTGCGGACGGCAAGGTCGACCGCAACAAGCTGTACACCAGCGTAGCCAGTGCCGGACTGGGGGCCAAACTGCCGGGACTGCAAAAGAGCTTTGCCGATGCCGACGAAACGGCGGCCAAGACGGCCAAGCAGAAGGCCGAGCTGATCGACACCAAGCTCAAGCAGTCGCGCGAGTACCTGGCCACGGTCCGCACGCCGGAAGAATACATTGCCTGGCACGAAGCCAACCACGCCGACCCGGTGCTGGGGCCGGAACTGGCGGCGCGCGGCGTCACGGCCGACCAGGCTCGCGCCTCGATCATGAAGGCGATCCAGACGCCGGGCGGGTTCGAGGACTTGCTGAAGAAATCCGCGCTCGGGATCGAGAAATTCACCGAACTGAACAAGCCGACCATCCACACGCAGAACCTCGGCGGCGTCAGCCGCATGACCAGCGTGCCGGGGTTGGGCGGGGTGCCGACCACCCTCAGCGAAAGCGCGATCACGCAGAGCGCCGACAGCCGCGCCACCGAACGGACGGCCGCCAAGCGGCTCGCGTTCGATCTCCAGCAGGCCACCGAGCCGGCCGGGGACACCTCGGACGCCACGGTGGACTTGATCGGGCAAGGAAAAATGGCACCGCCGTCCGGCATGGCGCTGCGCAACCCGCAAATCGTCAAGATGATGGAGCGGGTCGCGCAGAAGTACCCCGACTATGACGCCACCGAGTACGCCGGCAAGATCAAGGCGATGCGCGACTTCTCGACCGGGAAAGAGGGCAGTTCGATCCGCTCGTTCGCGGTGGCCTCCGACCACCTCAAGCAACTGGACGGGCTGGTGGACGCGCTGGCGAACAAGGATGTCCCGCTGGTCAACAAGTTCGGCAACATCATTGCGCAGCAGACCGGCAGCACGGCGCCGACCAACTTCGACGCGGCCAAGGGCATTGTCGCCAAGGAAGTGCTGAAGTCGATTGTGGCGGGTGGCGGCGGCGTCGAGGAGCGCCAGGAGCTGGCGCATCTGCTGGACAACGCCAAGACCGAAAAGCAGCTCAAGGGCGTGATCCAGACCTATCAGCACCTGATGGAAGCCCAAAAAGAGGGGCTGATGCAGCAGTACGAACTGGCCACGGGCCGCAAGGACGCCAAGACGCGCTTCGACTACAGCAAGAAAGAAGCCGCAGCACCGGCACCGACCAACCCCAAAGGCTGGGCCTTGCACGTCGACGCCAAGGGCAATAAGGCGTATGTCAGTCCGGACGGCAAGCAGTTCGAGGAGGTGCATTAATGGCCTTCGACCTCGCCACAGCCAAGCCGGCCGCGCCAGCCAAAGGCGGCTTTGACCTAGCCAGCGCGCGCCCGGTCGGCGCACCTGCCGCCGAGATTCCGGTGAGCGCCGCCGAACGCGCCTTTGCTGCGCGCCAAGCCTCGCCACAAGAAGCGCCGCAAGACAACTTGCTGGGCAAGGCGTTCGGCGTGCTCGAAGCGCCGCTGGCGATGGCATCGGGCATCGTTGGCGGCGCGGTCGGCAGCGTGGCCGGCGTCGGCAAGAGCTTGGTCGGCGGCCACTACGGCACCCAGCAAGGCGTGCGCGAGGGCGAGCAGCTGGCCGGACGGGTGGCCAACGCGCTGACCTACCAGCCGCGCACCCAGACTGGCGGTGCCATCGTCCAGCAGGCAGGCGAAAAACTGGCCGACAGCGGCATCGTCGGCATCCCGATCCCCGAACTGAACGCCCTGGCGCGCGGTGCTGGCTCGTCGATGCAGGCGATCCGGGGGCTGGCCGGGCCGAGTGCCGCCGCGCAAGGTGCCGCCGATGCGGCCGTCGCGGCCAACCCGCAGCCATGGCGCAACCTGCTGGCCAAGCCTGCCCCGGCGATGGCCGGCGGTGGTGCCGCGTCGACCGCAGAGGAAGCGCTGCGGGCGCAACGGTTCGCGCAGTTCGGCATCAAGCCCACCAAGGGCCAGCTGACCCGCACCATGGAGGATGTCGGCTTCGAGCGCGAGGCGGCGAAAACGCCGGAAGGCAAGGCCATCGACGCTCGCTACGCCGACCAGAACGCACGGGTCCAATCCCTGTTCAACGAATTCGGCGAGCAGACTGGAGCACAGGCAGCAAGCCTGCGCGCCACGGGCAAGTCGGTGGTCAATGCGGTGGAGGCCAAGCAGCAAGCCAAGGAGGCCGGCATTCGCGCCCAATATGCGCAGGCGCGCGCCGCCGGCGAAATGGCGGCCCCGGTCGACGTCACCGCGCTGGCCGAGTGGGTCGCCAAGAACAAGGGCAAGGACAAGCTGGCGCCGATTGTCAGCACTATCGAAAGCGAACTGAAACAGAACGCCAAGACCGAAGGTGGCGGCTATGACCCGCTGACTTTGGGGCAGCGCCCGAGTCGCACCGTGATGACCTTGGACGCCTCCGAGGACTTGCGCCAGGCCATCAACAAGCTGGCCGAGCCGGGCACGCCGAACGTGGTTTTCGGCAAGGAAGCCAAGGCACTGATCGATAGTGCGCAGGAAGGCAAGGGCGGCGCGCTGTTCAAGCAGGCGCGGCGCGCGTACGAGAACTATGCCAAGGAATTTGCCGACCGCGACGTGGTCGACAAGTTGCTACGCACCAAGCCCGGCACCAAGGACCGCGCGGTCGCCTTCGAAGACGTGATGAAGCACAGCATCCTCGACGGCTCGCTGGATGACACCCGGCACCTGTTCCGCGTGCTGGAGGCGCATGAGGCAGGCACCGATCCCGCCATCGTGGCCGCCGGCCAGCAAGCCGCCAAGGACTTGCGCGGCGCACTGACCGAGCACATCAAGGAAAAGATGTTCGGCAACGCGGGCGCGGATACGGCCGGCAACGTGATCGGCTCGCAAGCCAAGATCAAGGCCATCATCAACGAACTGGACGCGGACGGCAAGCTAACGGCGATCTACGGCAAGCAGGGGGCGCAGACCTTGCGCGACGTGCGCGACCTGGCCGTCGACCTGTACACGACCCCGCCCGGCTCCGTCAACTACTCGAATACCGCAACGAAAATGGTGGCCGCGCTGGACAAGCTATCGAGCCGGACCAATGCCATCCCGGTGGTCGGGCCGGTGCTCGGGCCCGCCGCCAAATACGTTGCCAAGCGCGCCGCCTCGAACGCGCTGAGCAAGAAGGTCGATGCGGCGCTGAATCCGGCGCAGAACGCGCTCGCCCAACCACCCAACCGATAGGACGCCATGACCACCACCCTGATGCCCGCGCCGCGCCAGCGCTTCTACGACAACAACGGCCGCCCGCTGGTCAATGGCCTGCTGTACACCTATGCGGCCGGCACCAGCGCCCCCAAGGACGCCTATACCGATGCGGCCGGGCTGGTGCCGCACGACAACCCGATCCGGCTGGACGCGCACGGCGAGGCCACCGTGTACTGGTCCGGCAACTACAAGCTCGACCTGAAGAACGAGCACGGGGTCCAGATTAGCGGCTACCCGGTCGACAACTTCAACACCGACCCGGCCGGCGTGTGGGGCGCGGTGACCGCCTTCATGGCGACGCTGGCCTCGACCCTCGGCGCCTCCCTGGTCGGCTTCATCCAGTCCGGCGTCGGGGCCATCTTGCGCACCGTGCAGGCCGAGCTGCGCGACACGATCAACGCCAGGCAGTTCGGGATGGACACGGCCGCCAGCGCTGCCGTCAACACCGCCGCGCTGCTGGCCGCGCTCACCGAAGCGGCAACACGCGGCAACGGGATGGTGGAAATCCCGGCCGGCAGCTATGTGCTGACGGCCGGCACCAACTTCGCCCGCGCCGGGGTGGCCATCGTCGGCCGGGGCCGGGTGGTCTTCGATTTCTCGGCCGGCACCGGGGTCGGCTTCAAGCTGGACGGCGTGGCGGCGCTGGTCCAGGGCATGCGGATCGAGAACATCCAGTTCAAGGGCGGCCCGGCGATCACCAAGGTGTTCCAGAGCCGGCGCGTGGTGCGCTCGATGTTCCGCAACCTGGAGGCGCGCGAGGGCACCGACGTCGGCTTCTCGCTGGAGTTCGCGGTGCTGAACACCTACGACCACTGCCTGGTCTCGGATGACGTCGGGTCGATGACGTCCCGCCCGGCCGCCTACTGGAAGCTGGACGACGACGGGGTGGTCGACAACCACAGCCAGGCCAACCTGTTCCTGAACTGCGAGGCCAGCGGGCAGGGGGCCGGCTCGACCAAGACCGGCTGGGTGCTCGCCAATGCGATCCTGAATGTGTGGCAGGGCGGCACCGCCGAGAGCATGAACATCGGCCTCGACATCACCTCGGACATCTGCCGCCTGAACCTGTTCGAAGGCCTCGATGTCGAGGACAACCAGACCTACGACGTCCGGATTAAGGGCTACAGCAACACCTTCAACAACAGCCTGTTCCAGTCGAATGCCGGCACCGTGGTCGACAACGTCTCGATTTCCAGCGGCGTCAACACGCGCTTTGCCGGCTGCTACATCCGCAAGGCGAATCTGGGCATCGGCTCCAGCGATACCGATTTCGAGTCGTGCTATTTCGACGACAACGCTGCCAACGGCATTCAGGGGGTCGGCTCGTTCAAGCGCTACAACTGCATCACCAATACCGGCGGGGTCGGCGGTGCCAAGACCGGCACCATGCGCGACGTGCTCGGCCCCACCGTGGCGACCACCTTGTCGCTGTCGCAGAACAACACCCCGGCCCAGACGGTCACGCTGAACGAGGCCACGGTCGCCGGCCAGCAGGTGCAGATGCGCGGCCGGATCACCGCCAACGCAGCCGGCACGGCGGCCAATTCCATCGCCGTGTCGCTGGACACGTCGCTGCCGGCCAAGGCGTCGGCGGTAGGCTTGCCGGTCGGCACCTTCATGCTGGTGACCGGCGGCGGCACCATCTACACCGGGGCAGCGGTGCTGAACGCGGCTTCGATCCTGGTGTTCCGGACCAACGCCAGCACCGGCAACCTGGGCATCAACCCGGCGGTGACGCTGGCTGCCGGCGATATCCTGAGCTTCACCGCCGACTATCCGCTGGAATAATTTTTAGCAATACCTTGCGCCAACTCGCTACAATCGATGCTGTTCAACAACTACCTGAGAGGAACGCCATGCAATCTCCCCTGAACGCGACCGGTGCCGGCGGCGGCAAGCAGCGACCACCGGAAGAATCGAAAGCCCCGGCCCCGAAAAAGAAGAAATGAACGGCTGGCGGCGGCGGGTCGGCATGGCTGCGCTGATCATCGCCTTGTGGGCCATCCATGCGGTTGCCACGGAAGCGCTGCCGAATACCGACATCAGCATGCTGGTGTTCCACGGCAGCGCCGCCTTGTTCGATATGGTGCTGCTGGCAGCCGCGCCTTACCTGCTGGCTGGTCGGCTGTGCAGCGACACCGAAGCGCTGCTGCTGGTATCGATGCTCGGCAATGCGGCAGGCTGGCTCTTTTACATGGCCTACCTGCCACCCATTTTCTACAACGCCGGCATGGCGTTGCTCAGTTTGGCACAGGGGCTGCGACTACTCTATGTGGACCGCCATGATGCTGATCATTTGGGGCTCGATCTGGTTTGCGGTCGTGATCGTTTCCGCAATCAACTTTACTCTTGAAAGACGACGGCATGCAAGAACCCGAAAGCATCAAGTCGGCCATTGAGGTCATCGCCAGCAATCCGAAAGTGGCAACCACCATGGCTGCCGTAAATACCACCTTCGGCGCGACGATGCTGCTGGCGACCTTGCAAAGCTGGGTTGGCTTCGTCTCGGTCTGCATCGGCTGCCTGACTGGCCTGGTGGTGCTGACCTACCAGACCCTCAAGCTGGTGCGCTTCTGGCGTGCCAAGGAACAATAACATGGACCGCGCGAAACTGGCCGCACAATTGACCGTCGACGAAGGGCGCAAGTCGCGCATCTACCGTGACACTGCCGACCCGCCGCGCTGGACCGGGGGTGTCGGCCGGAACCTGACTGACCGCGACTTCTCCGACGACGAGATCGACCTGATGCTCAAGAACGACATCGACAAGGTCGAGCGCGAACTGGACCATGCTCTGCCATGGTGGCGTTCGCTCAACGACGCGCGCCAGAATGCGCTGGCCAACATGTGCTTCCAGCTCGGGCTGGCGGGCCTGCTGGCCTTCAAGCACACGCTGGCGCTGTTGCAGGCGGGCCGCTGGGATGCCGCCGCCGCCGCTGCGCTCGACAGCAAATGGCAGAAGCAGGTTCCCGCCCGCGCCAAGCGGGTTACCGACATGATCCGCACAGGAGAATTCTGATGGCCCCGATCCTTCTTGGGCTGGCGCAGCTTGCGCCCAGCCTGATCAAGTATTTCAGCGGTAACGACATGGCCGCCTCGGTGGCCGCGCACGTGGTCGGCATCGCGCAGACTGTCACCGGGACAGCGGCACCGGATGCCGCGCTGGCCGCCTTGCAAGCCGACCCGGCCAAGGCGCTGGAGTTCCAGCAGAAGGTGCTGGAGGCCGATACGCTGCTGACCGCCGCGCTGCTGGCCGACGTCCAGAACGCACGAACCATGCAGGTGGCCGCGCTTGGGCAGGACGACATTTTCAGCAAGCGCTTCGTCTACTATTTCGCCTCGGTCTGGTCGGCGTTCAGCATGGCCTATTTCTGCGCCGTCACCTTCGCCCCGTTGCCAGTCGCCGGGCAGCGCGTGGCCGACACCATCCTCGGCGTGCTGATCACCAGCGTGGTTGGCGTGATGTTCGCGTATTTCTACGGCACCACCAAGAACAGCATGGAGAAAACCCGCATGCTCGCGCAATCGATGCCGGCCAAATGAAAACCCTGGCCGAAATCGACGCCGAGCGCCAAGCCGCGATCATGGCCCATGCCCCGCTGCTGCCAAAACGGGCCTGCCACTACTGCGCCGAACCGCTCGGCAAGGGGGCGCTGTGGTGCGCGACGTCCTGCGCAACCGACTACGAAGCCGAGCGCGACCAGCTACTGAACGGCATCGGCCCAGCCGGGTAGCACGGCGCGCTGGCGCCGGTCCCATCCGCTTCGGCGCTCCTTGAGCCAGCGCCACTTGTGGAAGGCGCGGCGCTGGCCGCTGCGCAGGATCGGGGTGCGGTTCATGCGCTGTCCTTCCCGCCTGCTGGGGCACCGAAATAGCTGTCGAACTCGCGCCGGATCGCTTCGCCGTCGGGCGCGTGGCTCAGCACGGCGGCATAAAGCGTTTCGGCATTGTCATCTTCTGCGATCGCCAACCGAAATCGCGCCGCATCCCGCGCCGCTTCACCCACTCCCCGGCCCGGTTCCGCGCTGGCGGCTGGCTTGGCTGCGAGAGCGGCGCGGGCTTGTGCGCCGAGCTTTTGCGCTTCGTCGAAGTCATGTAATGCGAGCGAGCCGAGGGCTAATTTCAGGACGGCAAATAACGGATTGCTGTTCTCGTCCACCTCGACGGTGCTGGGCGCTGGCGGGGTGGCGCGCTGTTCTTCGTACCGGATTGGCGGCGCCCAATCAAAGGGCGATTGATTGTCGTCACGGGTGCTCATTTGCTCTCTCCTTGTCCTGGCGCGCTGGCCTGCTTGCCTTCCTGTGCGGCTGATGGGGCGTTCACAGCCGCTCGAACTTCACCACGATCCGATACCCCAGCACCTCCGCGATCTTCGCTGCTAACACATCCGTGACCACCTGATTTTGCTTCTCGATGTTGGTGATGCTGGTGCGCTCCAGCCCCACCGCCAGCGCCAGTTGCGCCTGCGTCATGCCGTTCATCTTCCGCAGCGCCTTGATGGTCGGCCCGAGCGTGTTTTTCTGCATGCTGCTTCCCTTGTTGGATTTCATTTTTGTGCGACAAGATGCAAGTTGCGATGTAATCGGGGTCCAGCCGATCTTCTGGCCGGAAGCTGTGCTTGAACGATGCGGCCACTTCATCAAGCACTGCCGCCCGCACCGCTTCGTTGCTCGTTACGCCGCCCTGCGCGAACCGGCTGGCTACCTCTGCTTCAATGGCGCGGCCGAAGGCGACGAGTTCGGCATCTGGAGCGCCAGCAAGCCAGCCGCAGGTTTGCTCGCATACCTCGATGATCCGCTCATCCGTCAGCACCGGAGTGCCCGCACCGTGTTGGCCTCCGGTGCCGCGCGTGGGCGGCAATACGTTCGACTGCTGAGCCTGTTCTGGTTGAGCGGGAACGCTGGCGATGGGCTGGGCTTCGCTGTTAGTTGCGGAGAGGTGGGCGCGAGCGCGTTCAATGATGCTCTGAATATGGCCGGGGTAAAGCTCGATAGGATCGCCGTTCAGAAATCGCCTCACACCAGCGCGCGAAAGCGTAGGTTCGAGGATTTCTAGGTACTGCGCATCGGTCAACTTGGCCTCCGCTTGCTGTTCGATAGCGGGGGCGATAGGCGTATGTTCGCGATTCGCGAATTGCGAATACGTCACGTTATACGCTTCGCCGCTCGGTGCGCTGGCAGTAGGGGCGGCACAATCGGGGCATGGCACGTTCGTGTAGCTGGTGGATGACAGCGCGCGCTCGATGAAGCGTTCGCCATCGCATGTTTTGCAGGCCGGAGTAGGGGCGGCATCGGTGCCGCGCTTGGTGTTGTCGGTCATGGTGGTCCTTGCTAGGCCGAAGCCCGATAATTTTCACTGTTGCGCCCGAAGTAGATCGCGGCTGGGCGCATCTTGTATGCTGGGGGCTGGATCACTGCGGCCATCAGCTTGCGCATGTTCGCGGGCGTGTTCAGCACGGCAGGGCCGTCTGGTCCGTCGATCATGTCGGCGGCGGTCGTCGTGACGGTCATAGCGTCCACCACGTCACACGGCACGGCAATATTGCTGCATCCGCTGTTGTAGTAGCCTAGGTGCGCCATCACGTTGTCGCGGGTGTACTTGCCCGCCCGCGACAGCTTCCAGCAGTAGCCCCTGTCATCGGGCCGCCAGAACGTGATGTAGCGGTCCCGCTTCGGCGTGTGCTTCAGGCTAATAACGTAGAAGTCGCTCATTGCTGCGCCCCTTCCGCATCCGGTGTGCCAGCAGTGCCGCTTTGCGCTGGAGGGGTGGCGCGGGCTACGGTGGGCTGAATGAGGAGCACCGATTTGCGTTGGGCCGAATCGTCTTTGCCGAAATAGCCATCTGCCCACCGATCAAGCGCGTACGCTTCGAGTTCGTTGTCTGCTTGCACCGTCAGCGTGCCGGTTTGGTCAATGCTCGCCCTCATTGCTGCTCTCCTTGGTTCGCAGCCGTGCCGCTTGCCGCCTTGTGTGCTTTGATTTCGTCGCGGGTAGCGAGGCGCGCTGCGCCCATCAGGCCGCTACGAATCAGCAACGGTTCGGTCGCACGCCACTTCGAGTAATCGCGCTGAAAGTAGGTGCGCGCCGCATTGCCGTTCCAACTCGCGGTGACGGTCTCTTTCACCGAATCGCAGCTGATGACTTTCACGCGATGGACTGCGACGGTACTAAGCGTCGTGTTGCCCATCTTGTGACGGCTGACGGTGTAGTAGGTATCACCCGCATGGATGCTGGAATATTTCACGCTGCACCGCCTTCCGTGCCGCTTGCCGGTTCCTGGCTGGTGGTGCGCATGGCGGCGTCGATGGCTTCGTCCAGTTCGTCACCAGCGCGGTATTCGTAGACCCAGTACCCGCCGACACCTGGCACAACCTCATCAGGAGGTATCCAATCGGTTTTCTTGTCCAGAACTTGCGCAACGTTCGCTTTTGCATCGCGCAGCCACCGATAGCGGTCAGCATCCCGCGCATCCTCGGCTGCGGTAGCGCGTGCCTCGGTGCTGCTCGGGGCGGCGGTTGATTCGTCACTTGTGATTCCGCCCTGCGCGCGGAACCGGCTGGCCATCGCCTGCGCGGCCTTCTCGGGTATCGCATGGATGGCACGGCCCAACGCATTCAGCGTCTCGGCTGCGTTCGGGTCGTTGAAGCGAAACACCCGGCCATCGGGCAGCCTGATGTCTTCGCCGCGCGGCGCGAGTCGATAAACCGACATCATTACATCCAGCAGATGGGCATTCTTCATTCGCTCCTGCTCAAGCATGACTTGTGTAATTTCCAAGCGCCGAGCCAATTCGCCCGCGTCATGTTGGCCAGCGGGTGCCGCAAAGCGCGGCATCACATGGCCCTGCTGAGTCTGCTCGGTCGGTGCCTGTACTGCTTGCGGGGCGGCTGGTGCCGGGGTGGCGCGTTGTTCCAAAAGGTCGGCGGCGCGTTTCATGGCATCGACCATAACGCCGCGAGACACCACGCCTTCTGGCTTACGCAGCAAGGCTATCAGATCGGCTGGTGCCGGGGTGGCTGGCGCGGCTTGAGCGGTGGCGCGGGCGGCAAGCCACGATTCCATCATGTTGCCAACTTCATCCCAACTGTCAGCATGGCGCTCGATTAGATGCCATGCAACGGCACCGTCGAGCTTTGCCCAGTCTTGCGAAGTATCGGGCACGAATTCCACCGCCTCGCCACCCTCTGTCTTAGTGGCGCGCTCGGCAATGTAGCAAGGCCCATCGGTGCGGTGCGTGGTGCCAGCCGTTTCAGGCTCGCCGCAGATGCATTTATTCTCGTTCATGTGTTCTCCCTTGGTGGTGGTATGGTGGAATCAGCGCATTGAGCGACGCGCGGCGGCAATCAGGTTTTCTGCCAGTTGCAAAACTTCGGAAGGCGTCATGTGGGCCGAGATCGTACGGGTATCTTCGCCAGGTATCAGGTGAAAAGTCGCCTTGATGCCGAGAGCAGAATAGTAGGGGCCAACATGAAACGATGGCGGTTGCACTTCCATCAGATCGGCGCTGCGCTTGTTGAATTTTTCTTCGATTAGCATGGTTACGCTCCGATCTGGCCGCACAGGATGGCGACGAGCACCAGCCCGATGGCCACGTAGGCAGCGCGCTCGATCCACTTGTGGCGGCGCTGGGTGGCTTGAATGTCCTGCCACGGAGTGCGCGGCGGCACGTGCGGCAGGCGCTTCATGCGCGCACCTTGGCCAGCAGCCGGTGCAGTTGGCTCACATCGGTGGCTGGCTCGGCGCGGTTGTCCATGCCTTCCAGCTGCTGGATCAGGTCGAGCGTAATCTGCAAGGCGTCCACCAGGTCGGCATGGTGGTTGCAGGCGCGCTGGATGAATGCCGCCAGTTGCGGTCCGGCCGGGCAGCCGCGCAGGTCGAAGCCGCCGGCATTGCCGCGCAATACGACAGCGGTGTTGCCGTGGCCGGTCAGGCGCATCGGCGTGAACAGGGCGCTGACTTCGTGCAGGGCGCTCACAGCTCCTCCGGCACGACGGTAACGGTGAAGCCGAGCTGCTTGATGACGGCGATGTTGTCCTCGGTCAGCGTCTTACTTCCGAGCAGCTTGCAGAACAGCTCGGCGTTGTGGTCGACCGGCTTGATCCGCTTGCGGCCAAACTCGTTGACCACGTTGACTTGAATTTCATGCAGCATGTTGAGCACTCCTGATGTGTTGGTAAGAAGTGCTCAGTGTGCCACGTGCGCTGTACTAGAGCTAATTGTTTTTAGCTATCAATTGAGTCGGGCTTGATAGCCTCAGTTATGCAACGTCCAGCAGCATTTAGCATCTTTCCGGTTCGGTCGAACGGGCCTGCATTCGGGTCGCAAGCACTGCCCGGCAGGGTGACGATATCGGCCGCCAGCGCAATCGGTGAAACGGCCACCGCGACGCCTGCCTTGACCACGTTGGTAAGGGTATTGAAGATGCTCATGCCGCTCCTTTCAGTTGTTCGATGCGCGCATCAATCGCCGCCAGCGCCTCCGCTGCCTTGCGCTCCAGTTCGCAACGCAGGGCGCGCAGGGCCAGAAGCTCGGCGCTGTAGAGTGCAAACGAATACTGGCTGCGCGGGCTTTCGCCGCGAATGTATTCACCCCAGCCGTGGTAGATGCTGCTCGACCATGCTGGCTCTACCTTGCAAGTGTGAATGTTGTAATCCCAGCCTTGCGAAACGGTGCTGGAGTCCTTCGGCGCTGGCAAATCCCGCGCCACCGGCTCGGTCCAGCGCAGCGCCCGCGCGATCCGCACTTCGGCTTGCAGGCGCGCGAACTCGGCTTTCTCTTTCAGGTTCAGGGCCATGGGGTCAGTCCTTGACGGTGGCGATCTTCGATAAACCTTCGGCGGGCCAGACAACGATACCGCCATCTTGGCCGAGCCGTAGAGCAACGGCACGCAGCGCCCAATTAACATCTACGACGATCAACCTGCTCAGGGTAAAGTGCGGGCTCTCAACTACGTCCCCGGCCTTGATGGTGAAGTCGATGTTTTGGTTGGCCTTCGCCTTGTCGCGCCCCTGCTCTGCCAGCTGGCGCGCCACTTCCTGCACTTCGGCCATGGGGACAACCTGGTCGTGGTCGATGGCGTGGCGCAGGGCAGCGTTGACGACCGTTACTAGCGACTTCCCGCCGGAGAGGTTTAATCGGTCGTAAATCTCCCAAAGGTCGCTCGGCTCCATTTGCGTGGTCGGATACGCCCGCTCCGGCTTGACGCGGTATTGCAAATTCGGATGCCACTGCGGGCTGGCGATATCATCCCACTCGTCCTCGTCATATTGCCGCGCCTGAATCTGCTGACCGTCTGCCCACTGTTTGATGATTGCCGCGTGCTTGTGTGGTGTTCCCATGTTTTCTCCTTGTGGTTATTCTTTGAAGATGACGCCACGTGTCGCGCCGAAGGCATACAAAAATTCAATGAACTGCGCCGCCTCTTTCACGTAGAAGTCGCGCGACTGGATGCCCAGCTGGACGATGCGGCGGCCGTCGAAGCTGGGGATCACGCGCCCGTCGTGGTGCAAGGGCGTGCCGGCCAGCCGCATTTCGTCGGCGAACTCGTCGATCAGCAGGCGCTTCATGTCGTCCAAGTCCCACTTGCGGCCGATGTGCTCAACTTGCGCCGCGATCTCGCCAATCATCGCGTGATACTTTTCCTCCTGAATGCGCTTCTTGGTCGGCTCGGAAACGACGACCATCCAGCCATCCGGCGCTTCCATGCAGTAGGCGGCGGCATTCCGGCGCGCGGCCGGGTGGGCCAGGAAGAAGGTTTTCTTGCTCATCGTTTCGGCCAAGCCGCCGGCTTGAGTGCGGCCCGCTGCGCTGCCAGCACATCGATGTTGGCGCAGCAGGCGTCAATGTCATCGACCGCCTTGCGGCAGGCGGCCAGCAGCCCGTCGACCGCTTGCGCATCGGGGATCGCGTCATGGTCCGGCTGCATCGCGCGCAGGATTTGCGCGGCCGTGGCACCCAGACCGCCGCACAGCACCTGGAGGCGCTTCTTTTCGTCCTCGTGGGCGCTGCGTACCGACGCATACTTCCCACGTGCCAGCAGCAGATCAGCAGGCAAGGCGTCGAGGTTCAAGCCGCCTCCAGTTCAGCCTTGCGGTGGTCGTAGCATTTTTTTATGTCGGCATTGTGGCCGCTCTCGATCCATGCCTTGGCGAAGGTATCCTTGAGGGACGCCAGCGTCTCGCAGGCTTGCAGCGCCGAGCACAGGGTCGGAATGTCGACCGGATGCTGTGGTGCTGGACGGCGCTGTGGCGCTTGCGGGCGCGCCGGCTTGACCGAATTGCCGTCTTCGTCTGCCGGCAGGTCTTCCCCGGCGTAGATGTACAACCCGAGGCCATGGCAGGCGATGGCCTTCACCAAGCAGCGCATCATGTTCTTGTTGACCACGAACGCGTCCGGGTTCTCGACCGCTTTGTTCTTGTGGTCCATGACCGGCAGGTGCATGTTGATCGGTTTGCCGAACGCGGTCACGGTGCACGACACCATCACGGTCTTGCCAAACGTGGTCGGCTCGTGGAACTCCCAATTGGCGGCAGGGTCGGCGCGCATCAACTGGTCGACCGCCCACGGCCACGACAGGTAGGACAGGTTCGCTTTCTTCTCGATATGCTGGCTGACGTCGATCAGGGCCAGCTTTACAAACGGGTTTAACGTATCGCTCATCTTCTTCCCTTGGTTGTCGTTAGAACGGCACAGCGCCGCTGTCGATATCGCCCTGCCGCCGCGCCAGTTCCTCCAGCGTCGGCTCGATGCGCTGCGCCTTGCCCGACCACTTCTCGGTGGCCTTGGCGTACTGCTCGCGGAGTGCCTGGCGCTGCGGTTCCGGCAGGCGGTGTTTCACTCGGATTTGTTCGTCCATCTGTTCCCCTGTTATTGTTAGTCACTGCATATAGGTAAAGCGGAGTCGTCCATAAAGTTGGAAGCCGCGCGGCTGGTTGAGCGCTGTTCTTGCCCAAGGCTTGTAGTCGGAAAGACGTAAAGCCTATAAAGGCACAGAGTACGGATCGGGACTGCGTCACACAACCATATGAAATTGCGATGCTACAACTTGAAAATTGTTGACGCAGATCAAAATCCATGCAGGCTATTGATTTGCGTCAAAATGGAATAAAGAAACGCGAATCTACTACTTTTCTGTATAGAAATTGACCTTGCTCAAGTCAATTCTTGCGCGCCACCCTGGCGAACATCGCATCTTCGAGCGTGCTGCGGTCCACCGCCGACAGCAGCGGCAGCAGGTCGGCCTCGGCCTCCACGCCCAGCGCGAAGCCATCGGTGCCGAAGGTGGCAAGGTCGGCCAGCTTGACCGCCAGCAGCTCCAGCTCGGGCGGCACGCCGTCGTCGCGGTCGTCGGGGTGGCCGAAGTCGCGCGCCGCTTGGCCCGCGCTGTAGCTGAACTCGACCAGCACCGGCACGCGGTTGTCGGCGGCCAGCAGCAGGCCGGGGGCGATGGCTAGTTCCAGTTCGGTGAACACGTAGGGTTCGGCGTGCTTGCTGCTCATTCTTATCTCCGGTTTCGGCGCGCACCATTGCCCGCCGCGTTGCGGTTACTGGACCTCGACGCTGTTCGGGCAGCTGTACAGGTAGGTGCGCCAGAACTTCTGGCCCAGGTAGTTGTATTCGCAATTCCACGCGACCTGGTAGGTGACGGTGGTGACCTGCACCTGCCTGCCGGTCCAGATCGCCTGTGCGGCAAACGCCGGCACCACCACGGCCAGTAAGGCAAGCGCTGCGACTGCTTTCTTGAACATGATTCCTCCACAAGTGGCGGCATGAGGGCGTGCCGGGGCGCCTGCTGCACCTCGGTGGCAGTGGCCGCCGAGTGAGAACAGATTAGCGCGTTCGGTTTCTCATGTCAATCGCAATTTATAACTTTCTTACGCTTGCAATATGTCGGCGTTAGGAGTACAGTATAAACACATTGATCTTAAACAAGGGCAAACATGGACGATGATCTGCAATACGTGGTGCGCCAGCTGGCCGACACCAACCTCAAGTCAATCGCGCGCAAGGTGGGCTTGTCCTACATGACGGTGTACCGCATCGCCAAGGGCACCAACACCACGCCGGCCTTTTCGACGGTCAAGAAGCTGGCTGACTACTTCAAGGGGAAAGCATGACCCGCCACCTCAACCCGCTGGCACTTGTTGCTTGCAAGCAGAGAGTTGGGAAAGAAGATGCGAACGCGGTGGCACTGCCATTGATGTGCCATTTCGACGCCGCCCACCGGGGCCAGTGCACCGGATCGGGCGCTAATCACCTGACCACGCACCTGATCATTGCCAGCTACATCGCCGCCGCCACCAAGTCGAAAGCCTTTCATGACCTGGTCACGAAAGCGTACGCGATGCTGCGAAAGGCAGCGGCCCGGCCAACCAAGCTGCTGGACCTGACCACGGCCGAATATGCCGCGCTGAAACAGGCGTTTGCATGGTACTTGCGGGCCTTGCCGCAGATCGAGGTGGGGCTGCTGGCGCAGGCGTGCGCAGCGGCAGAAAAGGCGATGGCATGAAGCCGGTGATTATTGGGGATGCGACGCTGTATTGCGGGGCGTGCGAGGATATTCTACCGCTGATTGGGAAAGTTGATGCGTGCCTTACCTCGCCGCCATATAACTTGGGAGGTTTTCACCAAATGAAGGGGGACAATTCGGTAAAGTGGGAATACAAAAACTTTTCTGACGACATGCCGGAGCCGCAATACCAGCAATCGCAGATTGAACTGTGCGACATGTTGTATTCAGTGGTTGATGGCCCGTTGCTTTACAGCCATAAAAACAGGATCGTTGGCGGTCGTCTAATCAGCCCGCTAGAATGGCTCAACCGCACAAAATGGATTGTACATCAGCAGGTAGTGATAAATAAAGGTAGTGGCGCGAACGTGGACAAGCGCCGTTTTTTCCCAGTACATGAAGTCCTGATGGTGTGCTTGAAAAACGAGGATGACAAGCTGAATAACCGTTTATGCCTGACAGACGTATGGAACGTTGAGCAGACAAACCGCAAAGATGCTCAGCATCCTGCCGTTATGCCACTCTCAATGGCGCAGAAGGCCATTAGTGCCATTGATGGGGTAGTAGTGCTCGATCCGTACATGGGGAGTGGCACAAGCGGTGTAGCAGCGCTAATGGAAGGGAAGCGCTTTATCGGGGTTGAGCAGTCACAGGAATACTTTGAGATAGCATGCCGCCGTATTGAGCAAGCGTATTCGCAACAGCAATTATTCACCCATCATCCAGCCAAGCAAGTGCAGGAATCGCTGCTATGACGCTCCAGCGCAAAGCGCCAATGAAGCGCACCGCGTTCCCGTCCCAGCGGGAACCGCAGCCCGGCAAGCCGAAGCTGCGCAAGTGTGCGAATCGAGCCTGTCGGGCACCGTATGCGCCCGACCCGAAACAGCCGTTCAAGGTCTGGTGCAGCGCAGACTGCGCAGTGGTGATCGCCAAGGCCCGAGTGGCGAAACAGAAGCTGGCCACGGCCAAGGCCGAGCGGGCAGCCGACAAGGCCAAGCGCGAAAAGCTAAAAACGAAGTCGGATTACATGCGTGAGGCACAAGCGGCAGTCAACGCATATGTGAGGCTTCGAGACGAAGCATTGCCCTGCATAAGCTGCGGGGTCTCATATCCAATCACAAAAACGGATGTCTGGGACGCCGGGCATCTGCGTTCAGCCGGTTCAAGCCCAGGAACCCGCCTAAATACGCTCAATATTCACAAGCAATGCGTCAAATGCAATCGCCACTTGTCATCAAATGCGGTCAAGTATAGAATCAAGCTAATCGAGAAGATTGGCATTGAACTGGTGGAGCGCATTGAGCATCACAACGGAGTTGCCAAATTCTCGCATGATTACCTTATGCGGTTTAAAGCGATTTTCAGAAAGCGCGTAAGGCATTTGATGAAGTTGCGAGCGAGGACCGGAAATGGCAAAGAGAGAATCGAAGGTTAAAGAGGGTGATGTGTTCGGGCGGCTTACGGTTATTGCACCAAGGGCCGCAGTCATACAGAAGGCATATCACCATCTTTGCTGGTGTGAATGCGGCAA